TAGTGGATGGCGAACACGATGTCGTCGGGATCGTCCACGCTGACGGCCGCCGCGCGGTCGCGCTGCTTCGGCTCCCCGCATTGCAGGATAAAGCTGGCCGGCGCAGCAGCGGCCTGCCGGTCCTCGACCAGCGTGTACGCGCCGCGGTACCCCTTGGCCCCGTCGGCGTCGTCAAACACAGAGCCGGGGCCGACGACGTAGCCGCCCTTCGACCGGATGTCGATGCCGGGCGCCACGCGATCCACGCTGTTCGCCACATCCGGCCCGCGATAGTACAGGTGCATCCCGCCGCCGGGCGTCCTGACGGTCAACGTCTCGGGCAGGTCCACGTCCAGCAGCGACGCGAAGCCGTTCTTGCCGGCGTCCACATCCACGATCAGCCAGCCGTCACCGCCCGCCACGCCGTAGTTGTAGCTCGGGTTGAACGCCCACCACGCGCGGATCTTGGCCGGATCACTGGTCGCTTCGGCCCGCCACAGCAGGCCCTTGGGCGGCACCTTGCTGCCGGGCTGGATCGGGAAGATGCGGAAGCCGCGCGCGGCCCACGCCAGGGCGTAGTCCAGTAGCATCACCGCACCCGCTTCACGGCGCGGTAGCTGTTCTTCAGTTCGCCGAGCGCCAGCACGTAGCCCTCACGCTTCAGCGCTGTGCGAGCCTCGCCAATGGCGCGGCTGCACCGGCTGTGCATTTGCGTCGGCGTCAAGCTGTCCGACGGCTCGCGGCTCACGATCCGGTAGATCTGTTCGAGCTTGATGTCCTGACCTGGCAGGTTCATGAACGTCCGAACCAGTTCCTCGTAAGCCTTCTTTTTCATGCGTCTGTCTCCTGTCGCATAAATGTTTATGCGCGTTTCGCCTGCCGGTCAATAGCGATTTCGACCGCAAGGTTCAGCGCATCGACAATCCGTTCGGCGTCGTCCCGGTTGAAGCACATGGCGACAGCCTTGATGGCTTTCGTTTCGCCGACCGCCGGGTGTCCGCGCTTGCGGTCGAACACGAACCATCGCCCGCGCACATCTTCCGTAGTCTCGTAGTAGTAGCGGTTCATTTCACAAACCTCCTGTCGCGCCACGCGGCGCTGGTTAACGGGAAGCCGGCAGCCCAAGACGGCAGCACGGCCATGAGTTCCTGCACTTCAGCCTTGTCCCCGGTGCCGATCAGAACCTCGAACACGCCTTCATCATGGACATGGAGCACAACCGGGTAGCCGGCGCGCTCGCAGTTCATCATGCCGAACACAAGCAGATCGCGGCACAAACCCTGGATGATGTTCTCCCATATCAGCCCGCCGTAGAGCGACACATCGCCCCACTTGTTCAAGCGGCTGTCCCCTCCCTCGACGATGACCTGCCGCCGAATACGGCCGGCTTCCTTCGTCTCGCGGATGCGCGGGTAAAAATATGACAGCGGCCTGCCGCTCGGCAGATAGATGTGCAGGAACTTGCGGTTGCGTGCGCAGTACATCCTGACCTTGCCGCCGAGTAGCTGGACCATCTGGCCCGGCTCGCTGACGGCCTCGACCACGGCGTCCTGCACGTCCCACCACGACTGAACCGTGCGCGGGTGGCCGGCTCGCCAGCCGTCCACGACGTAGCGCAGCGAGGTCCACACATCTTCGGACAGCCCGAACTTCGCGCTGTTCTCGAACTTGACCCGCGACTTCTCCCACATCACAGGGTCGGCGGTCGGCATCACGACTCGCGCGATGGCGTCCGGCTTGAACCCGTAGTTCGCAGCGCCGGACAGGAACGCGCCGACCGCACCCTGGTAGCCGAGGAACAGTTCCTGCACCTTGCCGATCTGGCGCTTCGGCCCCTTGCCGATGCTCTCGACCGGCTCGCCGAACGACTTGCTGTATGACAGCTTGTACAGGTCCGGCCCGATCCCCGCGTCGTATTCGCGGAACGCCTCGGTCTTCCACGTCTCGCCGGCCAGCCACGCCGAGCCGCGCCCCTCGACGTTCGAGTAGTCGCAGCCGATCAGTTCCTTGCCGTCCTCGGCGACGATCATCGCGCGGGTGCACTTGCCGATCGCGCGCATCGGCACGTAGCCGAGCAGTTCGCACCAGTCCACGGCATCGGCCGGCGAAGCGGCGTTCCGCAGGATGTGCAGCATGTTCTCGATCAGCGGCCCGTCTTCGTCGGGGTCTATGCGCTCAAGGTTGTGCGGCTGGTACAGCGACCCGGCCCACCGGCCGGTGCTGGCCTTGTGGTAAACCAGCAGGCCGCGCGCCCGCTCGTCGAAGTTCACGCAGCGCAGACCCGCCCCGTACTTCGCCAGACTGGTCGCCTTTGCCCCGAGCCGGCGCAGCGTCACGACGCGCTCGGCCAGTTCGTCCTCGAACAGCCGGGCGTGGTCGATGATGTCCTCGACATCGCCCTTGCTCATGCTCTCGACCGGGATGCCGCGCCCGCGCAGCCACGTCTTGATGCTTTCAAGCTGCGTGGCCTTCGCCACAGCGCCGTCCGTCAGCGCGCACAACTCGACATCGACGCGGCGCTTCGCCTCGTCCAGGAATGCGTCGGCCTTGCGCATCAGTTCCGTATCGAGACGGAAGCCGCGCAGGTTCACAACAAGATCAAAATGGTAGACCTCGCGCTCTCCGTCGCTGAACGGCGGCAGTTCCTTGTCAAGGTCGATCGTCGTCCACACGTCGTCCGGACAGTAAACGTACAGCTTTCTGAAATCCTCAGGGTCTTCGTTCCATAGGATCACATCAGTCGGCTCGCCTTTCTTCGGCTTGCGCGGCTTGCACAGCCGCACCATCGCCGCGTGACCCTCGGCGTTCTTGCGGGCCTTGACCCGCAGCAGCGTGCTCGCGCCGTCCAGTGATCCCATCAGGGACATGATGTGCGACCGCGCCATCGTGCAGTCCATCTGATGCGGAGACAGCTTGCCCCACCCAAGGCGCGGTTCGCAAACGTAGGTCCAGATCATCAGCTCGAACATGGCGTTGTGTGCCACGATCGTCGCGCCTGCGGCCACGGCGTCGATCAGGTTTCGTGGCGGCGGGTCGCCCCGCCGCCACAGGGTCATGGAACCGTGGCCCCATTCATCCTCGATCAGATACGCCGCGCACAGAACCTCCGTCGTGGGATCCTGCGCGTAACGCGCGGATCCGCACTTCACCAGGTCGCATGCACTGCGCGTTTCGAAATCGAGATAAATCTTCATCCGAACATTCCGATCCCTTGGGGTGCACCTGCTTGACTTCTTGCTTCCGCGCCCACAGTGCACCTTGCATCCATTGCTGCGCGTCCTTGGTTCCAAGGTCGAACGGGCATACGGCAGCCGCGGTCCTTCGGCGCAAGTCTTCCACGCCTTTTCTGTAAGGGTTCACGTTATTACCCCCACCCGTCGCTGCCGCCGGCCGCAGCCGTGGACTGCATGATCTGGTTCGGGTCTTCGACCCCGAGCGCGACCGCCTCGCCGCCCTCGTCAGCCGACGCGCCGCCCCCGCCACCGAGGAAGTTGTCGTCGGCCAGCTTCCACAGGCCCTGCAACCCAAGAGCCACGCCGGGATTGGCCGACGTGGTGGACTTGAAGCAGACCAGCTTCGCCTCGACCCACGCGCCGCCGTACATTTCCTTTTCCAGTTCTTCGGGCAGGATCGGCACCCACCGCCCGGCAACCGCCTTGAAGCACGGGACCTGCCGACCGGACTTGGCGTTGAAGAACGGCAGGCCGACGACATAGCCGTCGCTGGTGCCCTTCATCGGCTCACGCCCACCGTCGGCGACGTTGACCTTCAGAGCCTGGTCCTTGATCGGCGAGTTCTTGCTGTACTTGTCCATGAACATGGACGGGTCGGTGACGCTCGGATACGCAGCGCGCGCCGTGCTCTTGCACAACTCGGCAAGCGGGCCGATGTTCGTGGTCGGGAACAGTCCGGCCGCCTGATACTTGCCTTCGGCGTTCGGGTCGCGAAGGTTCTTGGCTCGCTTCGCAAGGCTCGGGTACGACAGGCGCACCGCGCCGCTCAGCACGCCGCCACCTTCGGCGACGCGCATCGGTTTGCTGCGCAGCAGGAAGTTGATCTGCTCCAGCGTCAGGCGCGTATTCATGCGCGGGTCAATCGCGGTCAACATTTTCGATCTCCGATTTTCAGGGTTGCGGCAGCGCGACAGGCGCTCCGACCGTGGCAGTCATTGCAGCGGCGGGGTCCACGGCCTCCCCCTTCGCCGTCTCAGGGACCAGCTTCAATCCCGAAGATTTCTTCTCGACAAACGCGGCCATGGATTTCACGGCGGCCTTGTCGGACTTGATCAGCTTCTCCGCCTGCGCGACGGTCAGCAGCTTGCGCGGCGCGTACTCGTCCTCGTCGAGTATGGTGTTCTCGGCGAACCATCTCTTCGCCCCTTCGGCGTTCTCCCACGACCGGCGAGCCTGCTTCTCGATCAACTTCATGCCGGGGATCTTCGTGCCGCCCATCGCCATCGACAGGGCGGCGTCCTCGATGCCGTCGATGAACGCCTGCAGCACGGGCAGCAGCGCCAGCGTCTCGGCCAGTTTCTGCGGATCGCGGCATGAACCGGCAGGCGGTAACGTTACAGTTACGCTGTCGCCGTGCACCGGCCATATCTCGGTTGCGCGGACCGCTGTTCGCGGCAGCGCCGGGCAGTCCGGCGCGCCCGCGCACCACTGGCACCACGAACCCGGCGTCGGTTCTGGCTCGACCGCCAGCGCGTTCGCCCTTGCCTCGTCAATCTCACCGTCGAGCACCATCAGGTCCGCCGGCCCGTAGAGCATCGTGCGGATCGGCTCGGCACCGAACGCGCGTGGCTGGATCACAGTTGCCTCGATACGACGAACCGGGTGCTGCCAGTTGATCGTTGCGCACAAGGCGTAAAACCGAAGCTGCACCGCCGCCGCGTCAACCAGTTTATAGCCGTGCTTGTAGTCGATGACGCGCAGCGTCTCGGATGCCGGGTCGTAGATCACGCAATCCGCCGTGCCGCCCGTATCCTCGTGCAGCTTGAACTTCTGCTCGATCAGCACGATTGCATCCGGCTCATGCAGCAGCGGCAGGATGAAATCGACGGCCTTCTGCACCGCCTCGACATCCTCGGCGTCGTATTCGACGTGGCCCGGCAGCAGAGCCTGGCCCTCGAACTCCAACACGCTGTCCCGCCGCTCGCGCAGCGCCAGTTCCAGCAGGGCATGGGCATGGGTGCCGCGCATGGCGTGCTCGCTCGGCGGGCTTGGCGGCGCGGCGGCGCACAGCTTGACGGACGCCGCGCACCGCAACCAGCGGTGCGCGTTCGATCCGCCGAACGGAAGATGTTCCCGTTCGTCTGACATATCAGATCACCTTCTTGCCGGCGGCAAAAGCGTTCAGGTCGGCGAGCAGCCGCGCGCGCTGATCGGCGCGAACCGTGCGCAGACCGGCGGGCGAGCCGTCGTCCTTCTGGAACGTGGCCGCAATGTATTCCTTCACCCTGGCCTGCGCGCCGGCACCGAGCTTGTCGATGGCGCTGTTCGCCGCCGTCGACAGTTCCGCCTCAGTCGGCACGTAGTCAGAAGGGGCGCCTGCGGTAATGGCGGCAGGTGCGGGCTCCGGGGCTGCGGGGGTTTCCTTCTTCTCGGCCTTGGCCTTGGGCGGGGCCGACGGCGTAGGCACGGCGGCCGGGGCGGGAAAACCGTGCGTCCCGGCCAAGGCACTCAGTACCCGAGCAACGTCGTCCTTTTCCGTGTCGAGATTGATTTGAATGTGGATTTGCATGTCGATGTTTCTCCTGTGTTGATCGACGCATAAAATATTATACATACTGGCGGGTCGGTGTCAACCGTCGCCTTTGATGAGTGCGCCGATGCGCGCAAAGTTTTCCGGCGTTATGGCGCCGGCTTCGTCGATCCATACTCGGGTTAAAGTTGGGGTTTTTATCACTTTCGGCTGGCGACACAGCAGCGGATAATTGTGTCGGTGCCGCGCTCCCGCCGCGTAACTCGTGAACCGAGCGCCGCACGCGCAACCGTATGTCTCAGACCAGTGGCGTTTCATGCCATTGCCTCCTGTGTTGATCGACGCATAAAATATTATGCAGATTGGCGGGTTGGTGTCAACGCGATTTTCTAAATTCCAATAGCGCATCGGCAACTTTGAATGCCGCTCTCGCGATGTCATCGGACCTATGTCTCGACAAGAAATCCGTGTTCGACATAAGCCCGGCTACAGCCTGCCCCGCGAACCAATCGCGCAAGGACATGCCGGACACCGTGCCGTGGTGCCAAGTGTACCCGTCGCTACACACTTTCGAGTATTCTGCGTGTGTTGGAAACGCCTGTCCGCCATCTTTCACATTCATGTTACGCTCCTCCTTGCTCAAATTCGCGAACCGCGTCGAGCACAGCACCTGCCACACCCTGCGGTTCGCCCTCGTCGCCGCGCGTCATGGCGGCGGACAGCTCTGCGATCGTTGCGCCGTGTTGCAGCGCGATGCTGATCAGCGTGGCAGTGTCGCGGGCGGCAACGTCCATGGCAGTTGTCGGCTTGTTAGCCGAGATAAATACTTCCTTCGGAGTGCCGGCCTCGTCGAACCCGACCATCACGTCGTAGACCAAAACGGAAATATTGCCGGGGTGCGGCAGTGTAAACGTTAACCCCGGCCTGCGGTTCTTCAATCGTGACCTCACGCCATCGCCTCCTGTAGATTGTCCTTCGCGGTGATCGAGACGATCGTATTGGCCTTGCGGGTTACGATCGAGGCGACCGTTTGATCGAAGCTGTTTTGCAGCATCACGAAGCGCGCGAAGGTGGGGCGCTTCTGTCCCTTGCGGCGCACGCGGCGCACAGCCTGGATGTTATCGGCCGGCGTCCACGAGCTTTCCAGCATGTCGAGCCGGCAAGCCGCAGTCAACGTGATGCCGGTGCCTGCGGCGGTGATGTTCCCGACGAGGACCCGCACGCCGTCCTGTTCGTGCTGGAAGCTCTGCACCGCATCTGTGCGCGCCTTCTCGCTCGTGCCGCCGACAATCGCGGCGGTGCGGATACCAGCCTGCGTCAAATGGTCCGCGACAAGCTGGATCGCGCGGCGGTGGTGCGCCATCACGACCAGTTTGTCGATCGTGCCGGACTTGATCTCGTCCGTGATGAGCCGGGCGTAGCCGGGTGCCTTGGCCTCGGCAATCAGCGCGCGCAAGGTGGCGACATGGGTGCTGTCGTCGAACGACAGCGCACCTTCGGCCTCGACGGCCTGCACAATCCGCTGATCGAGCCCTGGATACTGCCGCAGGTAGTTCACGATTTCCTCGCGGGATCCGTCCACTGCCAGCGGGTCGATGCGGATCGGCGGTAACTGTTCGCCCACGTCGTCGAATGTCCGCATGATCGACATCGTGCGCAGCAGCGCCTGCAACTCGGGCAGCGCCTCCTTGCGCACCGTATTGGACACCGAAAATGTGCCGATCCGCTGCTTGAAGTAGCGCTTCTGGAATGCAGTGAACGCGAGCGGCGTCGCGCCGGCCAGCCGCATCGGCACCCATAAATCCGCCGGGTCGTTCTTGATTGGCGTGCCGGTCAGGCACCACACATGGTTCGCCATTGCGGCCACGCCGCCGAGCCCGTTCGCCCCGATAATCGCCTTGGTGCGCTTCGCCTCGGGGTTCTTGAGGTAGTGGCTTTCGTCAATCACCAGCAGGTCGAAGAAATCCGCCGCGAGGTCCGCCGACCAGTTGGTTGCCTGCTCGAACGACACGACCAGCACGTCGATCTTGTCCCGCTGCCACATATCCAGGTCGAACACGCTGTCGGCCTTGCACACCCGCGCACCGTCGCGGCCCCACAGCTTGAACTGGTAGGGCCAGACCTGCCGCACGCCGGCCGGGCAGATGACCAGCGTGCGCCCGGCGCGCACAAGCTCGCGGGCGCGGATGGCCTGCGCGGTCTTGCCGAGCCCCGGCTCGTCGAAGATCGAGGCGCGGTGCTTGCTCGCGAGAAACGCCGCGCCCTGAAGCTGGTATGGCTCAAGCTGGTCGGTCACTTCGGGTCATCCACTTTGAAGTTGACGGCCTCGGCGCCCTTGGTCACGAGCAGGCCCACTGTATCGCAGATCTTCATTCCGTGCCGGGCAGCAAAGCGGTAAATCAGGTCGCACGTATCTTCGCGCAGACGGACGTTCATCTGCGTGTAGGTGTTGCGCGTGTCCGGCTTCGTGCCGTGGTAAATGTGCCGCCGGGACACGCCGATCAGCTTCGCGATCTTGTTGGGCAGAAACCCGGCAGCGCGCAACTCGCGCACAACCTCGTTGCGCTCCTGCACGGTCGTCCAAAAATATCGGCGCTCCTCGCCATTGACGTGCGCAACGACGGTGCGGTTTCCCTTCATCGCTGGCATGTCGGACAAACCTTCTTGAGACTAATCGCCGCGACGATCCCGCGCCACTGCTTATCCTGCGGGTGTTCCACCTTGGCCCGCAAAGCCGCCACGGCCTCGCTAAAGTCGGCAAGCATCTGGCCTTGGGTTTTGTGCTTCTTCAGTCGCACATTCACGCGGAATGCCGCTTCGGGCCACACCTGTTTCTCGGTCATCATCCGATCCTCATCATCACGTAGCCCGGCCAGTCGGCCTCGGCTACGACGGTTGCAATACATTGGTCGTTCGGAAGTCCGTCGCACATATGCACCATGTGGTCGCGCATGTCGGCGTCATCAACCACGATTGCCAGCCCCTCGCGGGCTTGGTTCGCGACGCTCGGCGCGCGCAGCACGTCGGAGATCAGCTTGGTTCGGTTGTCGCTGTCACCTTTCATGTTCTTCGGCAGGTCGATCCATAGGCAGTAGCGGCCATTGCGGAACATCGGCAGCTTGTCGAAGTCGCCGAGTGTATCGCAGACCTGCTGCCACCAGAACCGATAAGCGGCGGTCTTGGCCGTGCGGTGCGAGTGACCCCGAGACGCGAACGCAGCGTTCACGCTCGGCGGCAGCGGCAGCCGCACGGACACAAGGTTCTGGCGAACGCGCGGCGGCATCAATCACCCTCGCGGTTTCGATCAACGCGCAGCAGCGTGTCGCGATGGCGCTTGTACATCTCGGCGCGCAACTCGGCCTGACGGCGCGTGAGCCGCTCGGCCGCGAGCATGTCCGACATGTACATCCACACCGCCAGCCCGCAGCAGACGGCCGACACAACGGCCACGAACGCGAACCATGCGAATTGCTGAACCTCGGGCGTCATGGTGCACCTGCCTCGCTGATCGCGTCCTGCGCCACCTTGGCCTTGTGCTCGGCGATGGCGCGCAGCGCAGCCATGCGCTCGGGCGTGGCCGGCGACCAGGTGCGTTCACCTTTGCGCATCAGCGACAGGTACGGGCGACTGATGCCAATCGCCTCGGCCAGATCGGCGTCACGCACGCCAAGCTCCGAAAGATGCGCGGCGATCGACGCGACCGGGCTGACAGGGGCGTCACCCTTGGTTGCTTTGGCCGGGGCGGGCGTGGCGGGTGCCGGTTCATCATCCCATCCGTCATCGCTGCTCGGCTCGGGTTCGGGCTGCTCAAATGCCTTCGCCACGAATGCCGGCGGCTTGAAGTCGTCGCCGTAACCGGCGGCCAGTTCGGGCGCAAACCCGATCACGCGGGCGCTACCTTCGATAAGCGGGCCGGCAGTTTTCAGATTATCGGCCGCGTCCTGGTAGATATCTTTCTTGCGCCGATCCAGGTCAGCCGGGATTTCCAACTCGTGCTTCGGCTTCTGCGGCAGCGCGGCACCATGCAGGTGCGCGAGACGCGGTTCACTGCCGACGAACTCGCGAAGCTGCTTCCCGTCAACGGTCGAGATCGGCATGCCCGCGACGGCCAAGCCGAACGCCTGCCGGATGGCCGCGACACGCGCGGTCCAGTCCGACGCCTCGTAAATCGGCGTGGTTTCAACTTCCAGTCCCGGCGCGAACCGGGCGATGACCTCATCGAGATCAGCCAGCCCGCCGTTTTCCTCGATCTCGACCTCGCAGGCGACGGCCACGTCATCGACGAGCTTGCCGAGCCCGCGCGAGATCGCGGAACGGGCGTTTTCGCGGATCGCCGCGTTGGCCTTGTCCGTGACTGAAAGCCACGTATCAGACGATCCGAACGCGGTTGGATCGTCGCGCAGCGAAAGCGGCCATTCGGCCGCCGCCCGCTCGATTTCTGCTCTGATGTCCATTGGTTTTCACCTCTCGTTTGCATAAACCATTATGCGACCCCTGGCTGTCATGTCAAGAGTTCGCGTGGCGATCAGGCGCGGACTTCCGGTTCTGATCCTCTGCAGCCTTGTGTGCGGCATCGAATGTCCGAAACAGTCTCGGGCATCCTCGCGCGTCGAGCAGCTCCGCTTTGTGTGGCTGCGCGTCATCGTTCCAGACACGCCACATCGGCTTTCCGGCTTTTGTCATATACCCGCTTGCGGGTTTCCATGGGCCGGTCAAAGGAATGCGTTTTCGCGTCCACCTTTTAGGGTCGGTCAGGTTATGCGGATCGTGTAGCGGGGCCATCTTTTTCACCCTTGGTTGCCTGGTTGCGTTGAAGCGTGGCGGTCAGACCGCAACGCCGTTACCGAAAATAATCCGAACCGCGCACAAACCTTCACTAGCGCGCTCGAACGCGATCGGGAGCCGGTTCCCGTGAAAAGGAAGCACGGCCAGCTTTTCGGCTTGGCAGGCTTTAGCGTAAGTCGCGGCGCGTTCCCGCACCGCGGCAGCTTCAAGCCGTGCCGCGTTCAGTTCACGCTCTATGCGCAAAGCCTCGTGCATCATGTCTGCGAAGAAACGCAGGTCGCCCATCGTTTTCACCCTTGGTTGCCTGGTTGCGTTGAAGCATGGCGCTTCCCGGTGAACCGCCTCACCTGGGCGGTTCACGAAGCAGCGTCACACGGCTTGCCAAACGGTGAAACCGGTTTTCTCTAAGCGCCGGCCCCAATGGAAACCGTTGTCGTCAAGGCAGGCCGTAACAAACTCATCAACGAAGTCGTGCCACGGGCGCCCATCCGTTTCGGCGATGCGGCATTCTTTGGCGCGCGCTTTGACTTTCTCGGCAAGCCGGCCTTTGCGCACCACATCAGCAACGGCCGCAGAATGCTTGTCGTATCCGCCCCCGCCCGCGAAGCCGCGCACCATCGGAACGCCGATCCAATGCACATAAGCATACAGGCGGCCAGCGCCGTCGCGCGGATACTTGAAGGCGATCGTTGCCACGCGAGCGCCATTGCGGGCGATGACATAGGCCGAGACGTTCGGGAAGGCGGCTTTGTGCTGGGCGTAAATGTCGGGCATTGTCGGTTGTCCTTGCGTGTCGGTTGTGAGGATGGCCGCTTCAGGCCGTCAGAACGGCTAGTGTGTCTTGTGCAGAAGTGATTTTCTTCTTGATTGCGACGGCCGCCGCGCTTTGGGCTTCCGGGAGGATCTCGTTCGCCACGGTGACAAGATACGAATTATCCCCGTGAGGCCAATTCGCATCAACGCCCCACAAAGCGCATTCGTAATCATCCAGAAGCTGGAAACCGCCTTTTTCAGCGGTCACGGCAACGGCGCAATAGATCATCTCCCCTGCGCGGTGCATGGCCATAACGGCTTCGCAATCGGCCATCTGCTGCGCATAGGATTTGCGCGGGTTATCGCCGATCCAGCCAGGAGCGGAACGGTCGAGAGAAGGCCAGAAACCTTCGTCGTTATCTTCTGGTTTCCCTGCATAATCGTCGCAGTGGATCGTCGCCGTGTAGGTCACGCCGTCAACCGTACATTTGATCGTATCGCCGTTGTGAACTTTGCCACTCGGGCGATTGGAGAAAAGGCCGGTAAACATTATCTCAGTTCCTTCTGGTTAGCGCATCGCGTGGATGCAGGTTGCGCGGGAATGGTAACGCTCGCACTGTTCGAGTGCTCGGGCGTAATTGCGGTTCAACATCGCAAACGTGACCAGGATCACGGCGATGACCGAGAGAATGGTGAGGCGGTTCATTGGTCGGCGGCCTTTGCGGCCGCGTGATTGTCGAACAGCTCGCGATATTCGTCGCACCACGAATTGAAATAGATGGGCGCGAGCTGAGAATAGACGCCCTCCACATTCTCGATTGCTTCCGCCGCGTCGTCGCCGGGCTGGAAGAAAACAGACGTGTTATCGCGCTTGCGAGTGATGGAAGCTCCACCGCCGCGATGCGTCGCAAAAGTGTATTTTTCCGTTTCATAAATGACTGGCATCGGTGTATCCCCGTGTTTGTGTGTCGGTGTTGCGTATATAGCGGGTTGTAACATTCGTGTCAATCCCATCCGTCGCCGGCATCGAATGGAAATTTTCCGTCACGGAGATAGGCGACCATATCCGCATACAGAAATTTTACACCGTCGCATTGAACGACGCGCTCTTCGCGGCCGCGCCATACCGGCGCGCCGGTTATAGGTGATCCTGCTCTATATGTGCCGTCGCGCACGTCGCGCGCCCATACCAGGCGCGAGCCATCGAGACGGATTGCCGCGTGAATGCGGTCCGGGCGGATGCGCTCGCGGTTATCCGCCCATCCCGTGCTATCCGTGTCCCAGGGCCACGCATACCCGTCACGGATCGCTGCGGCGATATCGCCGGTCAGGTAAAACCGCCATCCGCATTTTACCATTCGGCCTCGGCCGTGAACGGGTTGCCCGTGACCTGCGGGTTCGCCGAACGGCACACGTTTCGGCTTTGAGAAGCGGGAAGCGCGCGGAAGTGCCGCCGCTTGCGCCTCGGAAACCCATGTAACAATACCGTCCACTAACGTCATGTAATCGAGGGGATCGACGATCCGTTCGGCCATTTTTAGCCCCTTTCGTTTGCTATAGGCGTAAACAATAAACTACGCAAATTAGTAAGACGTCAAGTCGCTCATCATAAAGAGGCAGAGCGCCGGAACACGGCGCGCTCTGCCCGTCTCGTGTTGTGGTGGATTGGGGGCGGGATAAGGCGACACATAGAGGCCCCGTGTGGCCTATGTGGTGCTATATCTTCCGCCCTGTAATCGGATAGATTGGTTGTGTCGCCGGTTCGGTGTGTCAGCGTGACAACGGGGGTTATGCTCGAATTGAGAATAAGCGCGGCGGTGTTGCAGTGAATTGCAGAGGAAAAGCCGTGCGCGTTGGTTATGCTCAGGTTGAGGATAAGGTGCTACGGGCGCTTACCTGATCCGCCGGTCTCGATCAGCCAGACTGCGCAACAATATTTCAATAATAACATAAAGTTGCGCCAAACAACCGTATCTTAAAATAAAACATCACGAAAGCACCGGCTCGCGCAATTTTATTGCGCATCGCATTCCGCTGATCCGCCCCAGCTTGCCCGATTGTTGGGCTTTTTGTTGGGCTTTTTGTTGGGCTTTTTGTTGGGCTTTCCCGATATCGGCATGACGATATCGCAGCAATATTAACAGCTTAGCGCCGCAATGCGGTTCCCCGCCGAGGAACCGCAGCGTCACGCGCACGCACATGCGCGCGCCATGCGAGACGCGCGTGCTGGCGCGATGCTGACCAGGCCGGGGCGGGTCCCCCACCGCGCCGCCACACCGCCGCGCGAGTCCTGATCCACGTTTTTCCGGATCGTCGAACCGCCGTAACGCCAACGTGACAACTCTGCACCCCCTCCCCAAGTCGGCAAAAAGCTGCTATAGCAACTTGACAACCCATCAGAACCAATGGCAGACATACCGACATGCGCAAGGACCCGCCCTTGCCCTTTGCGCCGCTTTCTGCCGCGCGATGGCCGCGAAATCGAAGTGACTGGCATCCTTGCGCAAGGAGAGGACCGATGTCGGACGTTATTCAACTTGACGATCACCGGAGCCCAAAAGGGAGCGAACCTGGCCCGGACGCGGTTTGGCGGTGTGGGTGCGGATGTACAAGCTACTTCGCTCGGGCGGACGGACAGCTTGAGTGTGTGAGTTGCGGGTCTGTGGCCGACGGAGTGAACGGGGAGTGGCGGGCGAAGTTGCCGGACGCGAGCGCGCAACCACTGGCCCCGATGGAAACAGGAGGCTCCACGATTGTTACGGCACTTGGGTCAAGCGGGGCAGCGTGCCGACGCATTCTCGCGGCCGACCCCGAGGAGCTTGTTGCGGCCATTACTTTTGATAAAAACGGCACCATCGGGGCGTGGGGCCTCGGTTTTAACTGCCGCGAGAAACTGGAATGGCTCGATGAAAAGCTGGCGGTGGCGCGAAAGCTACTGACGGAAACAGGGAAACCGACCTGACATGCGCAAGGACCCGCCCCACAAAACCGCACACGGCATCATGGGCCGCCCGAGATTGCCGGCGCCGCTACCGCCGGGCGAACTGCCCGACGAGAACAGCCGGATATGGTCGTATCCGCCCGCGGCGATCCGGCACGGGGAGGCGCATATCCAGCCGGATACGCGAGAGTGGTTCCGCCAGAAGGACGGCGTTGTGGCGATCTGCCGGTTCTACCCGGATCATCCGCGCTGGAACCTTGGGGCGGACAAGAAATCGAACATCCTGAATGACCAGATTTGCGGCGAGGTCCATATGCTCGCGCGCATCGAGGCCGGGCTGCCCGAGCTGCCCAAGGTTGCCATCCGGCAGATGGAAGTGAAGCAGGTCCAGGCGGACACGGCGTTTCGGCTGGTATCCGCCGTGCGCAAGGTATCCACGTCGGAGCGGCTGACGGATACGCTCGAGCGTTTGGCCGATCGGCAGCCGGGGCAGTATCTGAAGCTGGTGCGCGATCTGGCGCGGTCAACCTATCTGCCGGCCGGGGTTGAGCCGGTGCAGCACGCGCCGGACAGCAAGCAACTTGATTTGATCATCGAGGCGCTCGGGGATGAGCTTCGGCGTCGCGAGCAGGAGATGAAGATCATCACGGTCAACCCGCAGGACGTAGAATTTGCGGAGCCGGCGGATGCGTTCGTGACACGGGCGATGGTGCTGCACGACGCGGCGAATATCACGGAGGACCGGAAACCCGGCCTCGTGGCGCCGGACGACAGCCGGGCAGTCACGGGACTGCGCGGGGTTGTTGATGTCAACGCGGAGGATTACGACGATGGGTGGTAGCTTCTGGTTGGCGGTTGCTGCGATTGGCTCCCTCATCCTGCTGCTGGCGAGCGCCAGTCATGCGCGCTCGTGGCGCAATGCGCCCCGCTCACCCGACCCACTTTCCGTCGCCACCAAAACAGGAAAAACGAAATGAGTGAACGTCTTGAGGCGATCCGCGCGGCGAATGCGGGCAAACTGGTCGATACGGCCAAGGGGTTGTCGCGCGAGGAAGTGCGCGAGCAGACGTTCTCCGCCGACGCGCGCAAGGCCCGCGATCTGGTGAAGGCGCAGGCGTGGCAGTCGCTGCCCGATCTGGCGCGCGCCATGCTGCCTCTGATCCTTGAGAAATCGCTGAAGCAGAAGCTCGGCGCGGCGATCGAGGAACTGGCCGCAGCGAACGACGAGTACCGCACGGTCGAGACGCTGCCGCCCGGTATGGTGCAGTGGATGGGCGGATACACGATGTCGAACGGCCTGCTGCCGCAGCTTCTCGACGGGGTGCCCGAGCACAAGCGCCGGTTTGCGAAAGCGTGGAACGGGCTGCTCGTCACGGTGAACGAGATCACCAAGGTCGGCATCACCAAGCGCTCGCGCTCGCTGCCGATTACGCTGCAGGTCGATCTCGACGCAACCGAGGTTTCACGGGTTCAGGTTCAGGGGTTCAGCGCCGATGGCTGGTGAACTGGACGACCTGATCGGCGAGCGGGGGAAAACTCACGGCGACTATGCGGCCGTGGCGGACACTTACGCCACGCTGCTCGCGGCATGGCAATCCTCTGGCCAGCCACTGCCGGAAACGTCCGCCCTTGCGCTGACGATGATCTTCGTGAAGATTGCGCGCATTCTCAACGGCGACCCGAGCCACGCCGATCACTGGATCGACATTGCCGGGTACGCCAAGTTGGTGGCGGATCATCTCAGCCATGGACCTGACCAAACTCACTGACGAGCAGATCCGCGATGCCCTGCGCCGGCTTGAGGCGCAGAAGCACGAGGCGGCCAAGCTCAAGAAACTGGAAGATTACCAGCCCTACGCCAAGCAGAAGCTGTTCCATCAGCACGGCGCCGCGTATCGCGAACGGCTGTTCGCGGCGGGCAATCAGCTTGGCAAGACGTATTCCGGCGCCGCGGAACTCGCCATGCACCTGACCGGGATGTACCCGCCGTGGTGGAACGGCAGGCGCTGGTCCCGCCCAACCTCGTGGCTCGCCGGATCGGAAAGCGGCGAACTGACCCGAGACGGTATGCAGCGCCTGCTGATGGGGCCGCCGTCGATCGAGGAACAATGGGGCACGGGGCTGATCCCGCGCGACATGATCGCGCAGAAACCCAAGCGCCGCCCCGGCGTCAAGGACGCGATCGACGCCGTGGTTGTGAACCACGTGCAGGGCGGACAGTCCGTCGTGCGCTTCAAGTCGTTCGATCAGGGTCGGTCGAAGTGGCAGGCCGACACCGTGGACGGCGTGTGGATGGACGAAGAGCCGCCATACGACGTGTACGAGGAAGCGATCACCCGCACCAACGCCACGCAGGGCATGATTTACATCACGTTCACGCCGCTCAAGGGCATGTCCCAGGTCGTGATGAAGTTCTTCCAGACGCCCGGAAACGACCGCATCGTCGTGCAGATGACGATCGACGACGTGGATCACTACACCGCCGAGCACAAGGCGAAGATCATCGCGTCCTATGACGACGCGACCCGCGAGGCCCGCACCAAGGGCATCCCGGTCCTTGGCTCGGGCCGCGTCTTTCCGGTGCCCGAGGAGATGATCAAGGTGTCACCGATCCGCATTCCTGATCACTGGTCGCGGCTCGGGGCGCTGGACTTCGGGTGGGACCATCCGACCGCCGCCGTCGAGATGGCATGGGACCGCGACACCGATACGATCTACGTGATTCGGGAATACCGCCAGACCAAGAAAACGCCGGCCGAGCACGGCACGGTTCTGCGCCAATGGGGCCAGTGGTTGCCGTGGATGTGGCCGCATGACGGCGAGCGCTCGGGCATCGACGGCGGTATCGCCATGGCGAAGCAGTACAAGAACGCCGGGCTGATCGTGCATCCGACCCATGTAACATTTGATGACGGCTCGATCGCGGTCGAGGCGGGCATCATGGAGATGCTGACCCGCATGAACGAGGGCCGGTGGAAGGTGTTCGACACCTGCCCGATGTGGTTCAACGAGTTCTCCCTGTACCATCGCAAGGACGGCCTGATCGTCAAGTTGAACGACGACTTGATCTCGGCGAGCCGCTACGGCATGATGGGCAGGCGCTTCGGTCGAACGCCGAACCGCAGGCCGTCGTGGAACGGCGATTTCAGGTCCGTCACCGCGCTCGGCACGGGCGAGGTTAGGTTTGGAGGTTAGCCCCATGGCAACGTTGTTTGGTGGCAGTGGACCGAAGCCGCAGCCGCCCGCCCCGCCGCCGCCGCAGGTCGATGACGCCGTTGCGCGGATGAACGAGCAGGATCGCGTTGCGCGCCGCTCGGGCCGCCGTACCAGCATCCTGACCAGTGAAAGCGGGCTGCCCGACCTTGGCACCACGACGCGGACGGGCCAGTGACGATGTACGGCGGCGCGGACGACAAGGCTAAATGGCACAGCGAACGGCTGGCGAAGCTCAAGACGAACCGCGTCAACTTTGACAGCCGGTGGGATCGCATTGCGCGCCTTGTGCTGCCGTCCGCCGTCGGCTTCCAGACGACCTACTTTCCCGGCAGCCGCCAGGATTACGACATTTTCGACAGCACGGCGCAGCTCGCGCTGCCCCGCTTCGCCGCCGCGATCGACACTTTGGTCACTCCGCAAACGACGCGCTGGCACACGCTGGTCCCGAAGCGCAAGACCCTGCGCCAGAACCAGCGCGTGCGCCGCTTCTGCGACGACCTGACGGATCTGCTGTTCTCTGTGCGGTATTCGCCGCGCGCCAATTTCGCAAGCCGGGTCAACGAGGTCTATACCAGCGTCGGCGCATTCGGGAATGGCGTGCTGTACATCCACGACGCGCGGCCCGGCATCCGGTATATCACGGTTCACCTGTCCGAGATTTGGTTCGACGAGGACGCGCAAGGCCGCATCGACACCGCGTATTGGGAGCACGAGTACACCGTGCGTCAGGCCGCCGAAAAGTTCGGCGTGGAAAAGTTGCCGCCCGACATCGCGGCGGACATCGAGAAAAATCCACAGCGCTCGGTCAAGTTCTGCAAAGCTGTGTACCCGCGCCGCGACCGTGACCCAAAGAAGCGCGACGCCAAGAACATGCCGTTCGCGTCCTGCACGTTCATCGTCGGCAAGGACAGCACGATTGTCGAGGAAAGCGGCTACCGCACATTCCCGTTCGCGGTTGCCCGTGACGTCACCGCGCCGCGCGAGATCTATGCACGCGGTGCTGCCGAGCGATGCCTCGCGGATAACCTAACCTTGCAGGAGATGGCCAAGACCAGCCTGCGCTACGGCCAGCTTGTCACTGATCCGCCGTGGCTGGCGGTCGATGGCGACAGCCTTGACCCGTTCGCGGCCCGGCCCGGCGCGGTCAATTACGGTTATCTCGGGGCAGACGGGCAGCCGCGCGTCGCGCCGCTGCGTCCGCAGGGCGACCCCGGCTTCGGGCTGGAATTGCAGGACCAGCGCCGGCAGGCCATCAACAATGCGTTTCTCGTCAATCTGTTTCAGGTGCTCGTCGAGAACACGAAGCGCATGACGGCCACTGAGGTCATGCAGCTTGTGCAGGAGAAAGGTGCGCTGCTCGGGCCGCTCGGCGGGCGGCTGCGCACCGAGTTCCTGTCCGTCATCATCGAGCGTGAGATCGACATCCTGTTCAACGCGGGCGTCGTGTCGGTGAACGACATTCCCGCCGAACTGGTCGAGGCCGGCGGGGAGATCGACTTTGAATACGACAGCCCACTGACCCGCGCCATGCGCGCCGAGGAAGGCGTCGGCATCCTGCGCACCTTGGAGTTCGTCAGCCAGGCGGCCACACAGGTCGCGGCGGCGGATCAGGATCGCGCACGGCGGATCGTGCAGAAGGTCAACTACGAGCGGGCACTGGAACGCATCACGGAACTCAACGGCGCCCCGGCGGACATCATGTTCACCGACGACGAAGTGGCCGAGATGGAAGCCGGGCAGCAGCAGCAGGTGCAGGCGCAGCAGATGCTTCAGGCCGCGCCTGTCATCGCCGACACCGTGAAAACCTTGGCGGAAGCGAACAGCGTTGCCGGAAACCAAACCGCCGTGATATAGGACACAGCCATGAGCACCATCGACCCGACGATCCAGACGACAGATACCGGACTGATCCGCGTCACGTGGGCCGGTCTTGCGGCCGGCGACGACGGTGCACCGATCGACTATCCGGCCTACGCTGACCGCACCGTGCAGGTCAGCGGCGTGTTCAACGGCACGACGGTTGTGCTTGAGGGCTCGCTGCTCGATCCGCCAACCGCATGGGCCACGCTGACCGACCAGCTTGGCAGTGAAGTGTCCATGTCCGGCGCCGACATCAAGCTTGTGGCCGAGGCAACGACATTCATACGCCCGCGCGTTTTCGGCGGGATTGACGTCAACGTCAACGTTACGATGCTCCTGCGGAGGAAGTGATGACCGATATGTCGATCCGGGAGGCCCAAACGCAGGTCAAGAACCTGCTGACCACGTTTCGGGCGCTCAAGCATTTCGAGGCGATCATCGACACCGTGGCGTCTGCGGAGCAGCGCGTCGCCGATTTGGCGACCGTCGAGGCCGAAGCCCGCAAGCGCGTCGAGGAACTGGACGCGGCGATCACCGCGGCGCAGGAGAACTACGCCAAGCAGCTTTCGGATTTTTCGGCGCAGGCCAAGCAGATCGTCGAAGCTGCGCAGGAGCAGGCCAACCAGATGCGGGCCGACGCGGCGGCCGCGGTGAGCAACGCCAAAGTGGCGGCGGCCAAGGCCAGCAAGTCCGCCGAAAGTGCGCGAGAGGCCGAGGCCGAAGCCAGCGCGGCGGTTTCCGCGAAGCAACAGGAACTGGACGACCTTGAAGTCAAGATCGAACAGGCGAAGCAGACTATCCAGAAATTACTGACCGGCTGATAGGGACACGATATGTCAGCAACAAACGCCTTTGAGACAAGCCTGCTTCAGCATATTTTCCAGAATGCTGCTATCGCGAACATTGGCGACGTAACGGGGCTGCCAGCATCCGCTACCGCAGGTTCTTTGTTTGTGTCGCTTCATACGGCAGACCCCGGCGAGGCGGGCGCGCAGAATACCAGCGAGGTATCCTATACAGGCTACGCGCGCCAGGCAGTTGCCCGCTCTGGTTCCGGCTGGACAGTATCCGGCAACAATGCATCGAACGCGGCGGCTATTGCATTCGGGCCTTGCACTGCCGGCTCTGCCACGATCACTCACTTCGGCATTGGCACAGCGGCGTCTGGCGCTGGCAACTTGCTGTTCAAGGGCGCGTTGACCGCTTCGATTTCGGTTACGACAAGCTCGAACGCGACGCAGACCTTCGCCGTTGGGGCGCTCGATGTGGATGTGGATTAATCCGCAAACGGTTGAGGCATTCACGATCACCGAAGGAAACGCCTGATGTCCGATAATGTTGGCTATGATCCCGGCACCGGCGTAAAGGTTGCAAGCCGCGAAGTCACCTATTCGGGTGAGACCGCTCAGGCGCAATCCGTTGGCCTTGTCATGTTCTCTGGCGCGGATGACGCCAAAACCGCAACGGATGTTTCGACCGGATTCCCCCTTCCTGTCAGCGTGCAAAATGGTTCCGCCATCCTCACGAAAAACCCGATGTTCGAAGACCCCGGCGCGGTTGTTCGGCAGGCCCCGGCTGATATTTGGTCTGTAAGTTTTGCGGATAGCGGATCAGGTCTGCTCGCGCCGGAGCTTACACAGCGCCGCCTTGGGACCGGCATGGGCGTTAGCCAGTCGTCCAGCAACCTGCTTGTCACGACCGGCACAACGACCAACAGCGAGTTTCTTGCGCGCAGCCTCAAATCGTTCCGGGGGGCCTTTATCGCCCGGCACAAGACCATTCTTTCGCAGCGAATCGCCAACAACAACTTCGCCGTGATGATGGCGGATAGGGTGGGTGAGGGCCTGTCCTGCACCATCAACAGCGCCACCTCGATCAGCGTCACCAAAACGGCTCACGGCTTCACCGCCGCCAATGTCGGTCAATTCATGATGGTGGGAGCCATCAGCGGCGCGACGGGCGTTCCTGGCCGCTATGCGATTGCGTCCATTCCCAATGCCGACACGATCAATTTCACGGTTGCGGACTGGCCAGCCTCAGGCTCCTGCACGGTGGATCTGTTCGGGTGGAATTACCTTTGGACGCAATACACCGGCACAACGGCGACGAGCGCCAACATTGACGCGCAGCGGCGCGGGTGGAACTCCGGCGTGACGGCGGCGACCATCAACACGACGGCCACCGCCGGCCATGTGATG